TACAACAACGAAGGCGTACAATACAAAGAACCACAAATGAAGGTGATGGGTCTGGAGATGATTAAGTCATCGACACCATCGGCTATTCGTGAGAAGATGATGGACGCCGTGAAACTTATGGTATCTGGTACAGAAGATGATATTCACCAGTTCATTGCTAACTTCAGAGAGGAGTTCAAAAAACTACCTGCCGAAGAAATTTCTTTCCCTCGCGGATGCAATGGACTGAACAACTACTCTGATGCAACTACTCTATATAAGAAGGGAACGCCGATTCATGTGAAAGGTGCTCTTCTTTATAACCACCATCTCAAACTGAAGAACTTGGAGAAGAAGTATCCGTTTATTCAAGAAGGTGAGAAACTGAAGTTTGCATATCTACAGATGCCAAATCCGTTTAAAGATACTGTAATTTCCTATCCAGGTCGGTTACCAACCGAGTTTGGGCTTGACAAGTACATCGATTATGATGTACAATTTGAAAAAGCATTTCTAGATCCCATCAAAGTCATCCTTGACTGCATGGGCTGGAAAATTGAAAAGACAAATTCCATTGAAGATTTTTTTAATTGAGGTAATGATATGAGTGTACTTGATAAGATCAAGAAGAATAGTTCGATCAAAGATTCGGCAATTCTGTCGAAGTCTAAATTCTTCACAGAAAAGGATATGATCCCAACTCCTATTCCCATCATCAACGTCGCGTTGTCTGGTAAGTTAGACGGTGGAATGACACCAGGTCTTACAATGTGGGCAGGTCCATCAAAGCACTTTAAGACCGCTTTCAGTTTGCTTATGGCAAAGGCGTATATGGACAAATACGATGATGCGGCACTACTCTTTTACGATTCGGAGTTTGGTACTCCTCAATCATATTTTGATTCGTTTGGTATCGACACTAGCCGTGTTCTTCATACACCACTCACGGACATTGAACAATTAAAGTTCGATGTGATGAAGCAATTAACCGAACTGGAACGTGGTGATAAGATTATGATTATCATCGATTCTATTGGCAATTTGGCATCAAAGAAAGAAGTTGATGATGCCTTGGATCAGAAGTCGGTTGCCGATATGTCTCGCGCTAAGCAGGTCAAGTCTCTGTTCCGTATGGTGACACCGCACTTGAATCTCAAGGATATTCCTATGGTTGTCGTGAATCATACCTACAAAGAAATTGGTATGTTCCCGAAGGACATTGTTGGTGGTGGTACGGGTTCGTATTACTCAGCCGATAACATCTTCATCCTTGGTCGTCAGCAAGAGAAAGAAGGCACCGAGATCGTTGGATATAACTTCATTATTAACGTCGAGAAGTCTCGTTATGTCCGAGAGAAGTCCAAGATTCCTGTGACTGTATCGTTTGAGGGAGGCATCTCCAAGTGGTCAGGTCTCCTTGATCTTGCACTAGAATCGGGTCATGTCACTAAGCCGTCCAATGGATGGTATTCCCGTACACTTGCCGCTGGTGAAGTCGAGGACAAGAAGTGGCGTATCAAAGAAACAGATACCAAGGAATTCTGGCAAGATATTCTTGTACAAGATACATTCCAAGATTTTGTGGTTAACAAGTACCAGATTTCTAATGGCAATATAATGCAAGATACGGATGATGAATAAGGAACAATTATGCCAAAAATATATGAAAGTCCCGACAACGGTGATACTGTGTATGAAAGAGAATTTGGTACTTTAGATAGAACGCAGATTAAGCAGAAACGTGGTAAGCGTATTATGCAACGACAAGCCGCAATTAAAAAACAAGTTAAAATTGCCAAATCACATGGTCTGAAGGTGGAAGAACCACACAGATATGCAAAACACCACGCATTAGATTGTGGTGTTCCTAATTGTCCAATGTGTTCTAACCCAAGACGCCAAGGGAAGAAAACCCTTCAAGAAAGGAGAGCAGATGAATCCGACTATGACTGAGGGAATTGATTATAGCTTTATATTTCCAGAGAATGATAATAAAAGAGTGCATATAAAGTTTTTATCTGGTCCTTTTAAAGACGTTGTATACCGTTATGGTGGGGTCAAGATTGAGGAAAAGAATGGCGAAGGCCATTTACTTTTCAATTATGATGTAGTAGAATCACCTGTTGTCAAGCCAAAAAAACTAGAAAAAGATTTGGCATTTAAGACATACATCGGTGATCTACTAGTAGAGTTGATGACCTCTAACATGAATCAGGATATTATAGATGAAACTGGAACAGACGATACTCAAGAATCTAATTTACAATGATGATTACCTACGAAAGGTTTTACCGTTTGTAAAGGAAGAATATTTTTCGGATAACGTTGAAAAGATTATCTTTAATGAGATACAATCGTTCACGCAAACTTATAATGCTACGATCTCGCCTGAAGCACTTACACTTGCCGTGCGAGAGAAACGCAATATTACAGATGATGAACTGGAACGATCCGAATCTTATATTGCGGAAATTGTTAAAGCTAAAGACGAAACATCCCCGATTCAATGGCTTGTTGATAGAACAGAAAAGTTTTGTCAAGAGAAGGCAATCTACAACGCAGTACTGGGGTCTATTTCTATTCTCGACGGAAAGGACAAGACCCACGACAAGGGTGCAATACCCAAGATATTATCGGACGCCTTGGCGGTAAGTTTTGATAATTCTGTTGGTCACGATTACCTAAAAGATTACGATTCTCGATATGAATTTTACCATCACAAAGAGGAGCGTATTCCCTTTGACTTGGATTATTTTAACAAGATTACGAAAGGTGGTCTACCAAACAAGACCCTCAATATTGCATTGGCCGGAACTGGCGTTGGTAAGTCTCTATTCATGTGCCATGTTGCTGCTGGTGCTTTGGTTCAAGGTAAGAATGTTCTTTACATCACGTTAGAGATGGCGGAAGAAAAGATTGCAGAACGTATTGACGCAAATCTTCTCAATGTAAAGCTTGACGATCTTATCGACCTACCAAAAGATATGTATGATCGAAAGGTCGCAAAGGTAAAAGAAAAAACCACTGGCAATTTAATCATCAAAGAATATCCGACTGCATCAGCATCGGCAATTCATTTCAGGACACTATTAAATGAACTCAATCTTAAAAGGTCTTTTGTACCTGATATTATTTTTATTGATTACCTTAACATTTGTTGTTCTTCTCGTATCAAGCCTGGTTCTAACATTAATTCATACACTTATGTTAAAGCCATTGCTGAAGAGCTACGAGGTCTTGCGGTCGAGTATAACGTTCCGGTCGTGAGTGCAACTCAAACCACAAGAAGTGGTTATACCAATTCAGATCCAGGTCTTGAAGATACTTCAGAATCGTTTGGTTTGCCGGCAACAGCCGACTTTATGTTTGCTTTGATTTCTACTGAAGAACTCGACGGACTAAATCAAATCATGGTCAAGCAATTGAAGAATCGGTATAATGATCCAACCGCATATAAGCGATTTGCATTAGGGATAGATAGATCAAAGATGAAACTATATGATGTTGAGCAGTCTGCACAATTAGACATTGTGGATTCTGGCCAGAACGTAGTTCCTATCAAGGGTAAATCTAAGTTTAACGAATTCAAGGTATAATAATGAGCATACTGGTGACTGGTGGATGTGGGTTCATTGGAACCAATTTTATCAAGCGTTATATGGAACTATTTCCAGAAGAACGTATGGTCAACATTGATAAACTTACCTATGCGGGTAATAGACAGAACCATTCAAAACTAAACTCTGATAATCGTTATGTATTTTTACCTATTGATATTAATGATGGTAATACAATAAGAACATTGATACAAAACCATAAACCAAAAGCCATTGTTCACTTTGCTGCGGAGAGTCATGTTGATAACTCGATTAAAGACTCAAGCCCATTCATTGTTACTAACGTACTCGGCACACATAACCTTTTGGAATGTGCTAGGAAATATATTGATTGGGATTTTAAGTTTATTCATGTCTCTACTGATGAAGTTTATGGATCTTTAGATCTAAATGATCTCAAATTTACAGAAGAAACTTCTTATGATCCTAGATCACCTTATTCAGCTTCTAAGGCTGCGTCAGATCATATTGCGTCGGCCTATTACCATACCCACGGACTTCCTGTAATCATCACAAATTGTTCGAACAATTATGGTCCTTACCAATTTCCAGAAAAATTAATTCCTATAGTTATTAGTAAAATATTAAATAACGAAAAAGTTCCTGTATACGGAACAGGCATGAATATTCGTGATTGGATTTATGTTACTGACCATTGTGATGGCATTATTAAAGTTCTGGAAAATGGACGTATTGGTCAAAAATATAACATTGGCGGTAACTGTGAGTTGGATAATTTAACACTTATCAACAACATTCTTGATATTATGGATGCAAGAAAAGACTTGATTGAGTACGTTGAAGATCGCAAAGGACATGATTTTAGGTACGCCATTGATAACACCAAGATGAATAATGAACTAGGTTGGACTCCAAAAACCCAACTTAAAGACGGATTGAAGCAGACGATTGATTGGTATCTCTCCAACAGAGATTGGTTAAACATAATGAAATCAAGAGTAAAACCATGAAAACATTAGGTATTATACTCGCTGGTGGTAAATCATCAAGACTGTATCCATCAACACTTGGAGTAACTAAGCAGCTACTTCCAATTTACGATAAGCCTTTGATTTATTATCCTTTGGCTACACTAATGTTAGCCGGAATAAAAGATATTCTTATCATTACTTCTCCGAGTGAATCGGATATTTTCAAAAGACTATTGTTGAACAATGATCTAGGAATCAATCTTCATTTTGCTACACAAAAAGAACCTAAAGGTATAGCAGAAGCAATATCTATTGCAAACTTTACTTATGGTTATAATATTAAGAGTTTTGATAGAACTTGTTTGATTTTGGGTGACAATTTCTTCTATGGATCAGGATTGACCGGAGAACTTAGAAATGCCATAAATTCGGATCAAGCCGTTCTATTTGGTATTAAAGTAAAAGATCCTCATCGGTTTGGTGTAATGGAACTTGGTGAGAATAATATCATCAAGAGTCTTGAAGAAAAACCAAAAGAACCTAAGAGCAATATTGCGGCAACAGGGATATATTTCTATCCTCCTAAAGTTTACGAATATATCAATGAAGTTGTTCCTTCACCAAGAGGTGAATTGGAGATTACCGATTTGAATAAGATATTCTTACGCAATAAGGAACTTTCGGCTATTGTATTGAGACGAGGCATGACTTGGTTTGATACTGGAACTTTTGATTCTATGTTGGAAGCCTCTCATTTTGTCCAGACACTACAAAAACAACAAGATGTTCTGATAGGCTCACCACATGAAGTGGCATTTAATAATGGTTGGATTGACGTACAAACCCTTGCCAAATTTGCTTCGATGTGTAATAATGACTACGGTAATTACTTGAAGGAATTGGTAAGTGAATCTGAGCAAAGATGATGCCCTATATTGTGCCAAGGTAATCGAAGATTATTTTGGTAACTTTAATCGCATTGACGAGTATATGCGTGACCAGAAGTTGGCATCTTTGGAAGAAATTCCAACTTCTTTATTTCCACCTGAGGACGATCTGTTCTCGGAC